AGTGAAGCCAAGACGATGTATTGCACGTATTCGGTAGATATAAGCGCATCGCCAAAGTATTCGCTGCTTAATGCACCTGCAATCAGGAACACTGCAAACGCAATCGGTATCGACCACAAGCCATCGAACAACTGAAGGTTGTAGCGAATGAACTTGTAAGTAATACTTGACTGTTCACTTTTTGGTTTTGTCTGCTTCTTTGTTGACATTGCTTCGTAGTTTAAGTGACAGTTCACGTTCATACTTGCGCAAACGTTCGGTGTATTCTTGCTTCAGTGTTTTTTTATCACTCATGGTATACGATTAAGGATGTTACGTGAGTAAGTAGGGCGAAAGCTGGTTGCTGTATTGCCCGATGAAAACTGATAATTGAGCGTATTGGTCACGTCAGTACGTGGTGAACGGTCAGGCCACTGCGCTGTTGAGTATTCAGGGAATAAACTGCTATTCGCACACAAGTAATCGACTAACAAAGTGGTGTAGTGCTCCGCGTTTTGGCGTGCCCGGTCAATCATATCCTTCATGACTAAGTCCGAAACAGGCACAGTGTCTTCACTTTGACGTTGAACTAGCGTGCCGTTGTCCATGCGATAGCACAGGTTAGGTGTAACATCCACCATAACCCACCAAAGCAGCATCTTTTGGATGTAATCTTCCAGCAGTGTTTCGTAGTTACCGCTAATCGTACCTGCGGCAACATCGTTTTTAATCTTATTCAGAAGGTCAGTTCCCAAAAAGGGAAGCAGCCATTTGTCCTGTGCTAAATAGATTGATGGGTAAAGAAGGTTGGGATCTAAACTACCGTTGATGGTAGTGTACTTCTTCACATAGTTTTCGGATATTAGTAATACTTCAGCCATAGTTTTATTTATTGATTGCCGTAAATAGGATTGGTTGGTAAAAAGCCATTATAGGGCATATCTTCAGGAAGCTTTGCAACAAGTGAGTTATTTCGCACTTTATAGCCCATACGTTCAGCCATACTCACTGCGATACGCTGCGCATCAGGATCATTAGGATTAATCTTCGCGCCGCTTGCATCTACATATACGCGCTTCTCCCAAAAATGCTTGCAGTTTCCACCGCCTTTATAGAACCAAATATCATAAGTAGCTGCGCCTTCAGGTCCCCATCCGGGATTGACTGCTACATTCTCCATCGAAACTATATCTTCCTTGCGATACAGCTTGCCTGCTTCTATCATTTTCTTACAGAATGGGCGCATATCAGGATGGCTAAAACTACCTGCGTAAACGTAACGAGTAATAAAGTATTTACCATCGATAATGGCATCCTGTTCACTCTTTGCAGCTGGTCTTGCCGCACCTGTGCGTACCGCAAACTCATGCTCAATTTCTTCATCTGCGTTGTAACTGTCTATAAGTATCCAATCCTCACTAGCATCTTCACCTAATGCTATCAGCGCATCGCCTGCTGTGCTGTCATCTTTTTTTTTTAACTCAACACTAGATTGAATTACTTCCGTAGGCGGCAATGAACCGGGTAAAACATCGGCAAAAATTGCATCAATAGTAGTAGCTGGCAATGTTGGAAATGCAGCCTGTACGATTGCCTTTGCACTGGTCACAGGAACAGCACCCGAAACACTTTGCATGACAATATCCATTAAAGAAGTAATCTGTCCACCATCCAATGCAGAACCAGATACACTCTTAGTTGCATCACCTGTTACATCTACTACAGCTTCAGCTTGTTCAACTGCCAATGGTGTGTTTGGTATAATCTCAAAAGTTACACCGGGCATTTGAGTGCTCAATAATTCTTCTAAGCTGTAATTAATCTTTGCCTGATACGGCTCAATCACTTGTTTGTTGAATATCTCCAAACCGACAGCCATTTCATCTTTATTGCTACCGAATCCTGTATTCTCGCGAATACCGAAAAGCAGTGGCGTGGTAACACGATGCGCAGTGATAATCTTTTGCTGCGCTGTATCATTCATCAATGCATACTGCTTATCTGCATCGTTTACAGGGAATGGTGTTATCTCGGTCTTAGGTTGATCGCGCTCATTGAAGAACATAACCACCTTACCAGCGTTACGCGCACCACTCATTTTGTTTTCCCAATCCATCATCATTTGCTGCTTCTGCTCAGGTGTTGCCTGACCATTGTAGAAGTTGATGATAGTAGAAGGGAAAAGACCGTTCGAAATTTGGTTAATGTGGAATATAGATATCTGCTTATCTAATTCAATGTAGTTTATCGCGCTCCAATAGTCAGGACGTGGATAGACATCGCTACCGGTGTAAGTGAAGCAATAATAGATTTGACGTGGCTCTTGCTCACGTGTCAAATAATTGTACTTCGGTATGAATTCGGGAGTGTTTCTTTTCTTACGTGTGTTGGTCCAATCGTAGCTGTGAAAGATTCCTATTTCAGTATCGTCCTCTTGATTCACTGCGATGCGACATTCTTCAAATGGTATAGCGTTTAGCTTGGATATAACCGTTCTGTCATTGCTCCAAATGACTTCGATATAAAACCCACCAAACAACTTTAAGTCGTGAGCACATGCATAGATTAAGGAATCTATGTTTAATGCATCTAATTCGGCTTGATATTGCTCCGATTGAATGCCCTTGCCTGCTATCATGTCACCAATGGCTACAACTAAACTACCATGTACAGGTGATTCGTGCGCCAAATCGCGCAGGTATTGTGGAAAATCGTTTTGATCTCCGTAATTAACCCATCCCTTTCTGTCTACCTTTTCTGCATCGCTCTTAGCAACATACTCGCTAAGCTTCAAAGAAACTATATTTGATTCGTTATGGTTCATAGATTATATCGTTTGGAATAGTTATGGCTGGCACATCAAACCAACTTGTATTGTCTTTTAAAACAGCATAGCCGCGTTTCAACAAACCAACTACACTTGCATTATTTGGGTTAATGTTAGCACCTGAATTTTGACCATAGACATCATAGCGATATCTACCTGCTAGCGTTAGTCTATCTGTTGTAACCAATAATTCTGTTATACGCACATTCTCATTCACGATTTGCGCTACCTGTGCAAGCTTATCTCCGGTTGTGCTATTTTCCTCGTGTGTCAAAATAAACAAGTAGTGCGTGAATGGTGTGGCAAAATACTGCCTTGTTTCATCTAGCTGTAAGTAGATGGTTTGTACAGGTGTATCGGTCTGTAAATATATCATAGTCTTTTTAAATTAAAAGGGCAAGTCATAAATAACCTGCCCTTTTCTCAATACAACAAGAACACAAAAACGGAAAACAAATTCTTAGTAAGCAGGGCTTACAGCAATACCAACGAAGTTTTCAAATGGTACCTCACCTGCACCGTATGGTTCCAAGTGACTGGCAGGAACAAGATTTTCTGCAATCAATGTTACTTGATAACCCATCAAATCTGCCTTTTGCTGTCCTGATTGAACAGTACCAGCAGTAAGCTGTGCTCCTTCAGTTGTTCCAATCAACAAGATTTGATCGTCATTAGTGCGAACAAACACAATCATTTTTGCCTTAGCAACATTCAAAAATTCGTTGCGCATTTCTTGGTTCAACTTACCAAAAGTCCATCCAACTTCCTGCGAGAAAAACAGTGTACCTGTTTCCAAATTCTTTTGTACCGTTTCAACATATGAACCTGAATTGCGGAATGGAACGTAACGATAGATAGTTACAGGTGCAAGTGCTGTTCCGGGCAATCCAGTCACAAAACCATCACCATCGTAAGTGATGCCTGAAGTAAAATCACTACCATCCGCTAGGGTGTAGTTAGTAATAAGAACCTCTTTAACCCCACCGATACCTTCGAGGCACCCTAATGTGAAGCCGGTTGTCAATTCACAAGCCATATTATTATTTTTTTAATTGGTTAAAAGGGGGCTGTTACACCCCCTTCTTAATTTATTGATTATGCTCCCCAGTAGGTGATGTCCTCACCAACTGCAATCTGTGCACCCAAGTAGAAACGTGCACCGTAGCGAACGTTCTGTGAACCATCAAGATTCTGCATGTCCAAAATGAAGATTTCATTCATTTGGTTCTCCTGCCATG